GCTGAGATGGAGCGATGAGAAGCGCCATTTATAATACACTTAGAATTTTTCTACTTAAATACGTTGTGACGATGTAGGTAGAAATGAGTATGACTTAAAAAATTTAACCAACAATCTTGTAGTTGGCGTGATCACGAACGAGCTGCTGGTCGCCACAGACACCGCCGGTGCTCGTGGAGTAGACGCTCTGGTCGAGGCAGTCGACGCTGCTCTTAAGAGACATCAGCGACTCCTGAGAGACGGCCTCGATATCAATGTTCTTAGGCTGGTACCTAGACTTGCGCTCACCGAAAAGGAGAGCGATGACAAAAAGTAATCCGATGGTGATCGCGATGGCTTTGAGTGTCGCGCGATTGGTAGAGTCGAGCTTCATTTTACTATGTGCTGATATTTTTTTATAAAGTGCGTTAAAGAGAATAGATTAGTTTCATTATAGAGAGTAATGGACGGTGAAATTGTCCTCGACAGAGGAAATGATTCGGTCATGAAGCTTGACGAGAAGGAACAAGCCATGATGGATGAGATTCAACTCGATTTCGGTAGACCCCGCGCGCACACGACAAGCGCACCCTCTATCCAGAGAATGCATAGGTCGGATGCTCCGCCTGCCGACATGTTCCAAGAGGACGTGGATGCTTTCGCGAACCCTTCTAAACAGGCGGCTCCCCCGCCCCCGCAAATAGACGAACCTATTGATCACGGTGAATACGATAATGACAACGCGTACAACGCTGCTCCTGCGGCGTTCGATTACGGTCCTGAACAGCAGGAAGAGCAGCCGTCACCCGGGTATAAGACGGTCGATGAAGAGAAGTCTGATCTTTTAAACAAACTTGGGCGTCTCGAGAAGCGTGGATTTAACATCAATAAATCATTGAACGTCTATTCGAATGTGGACGATTTACGCACGGAAGTTAAGCGTATTACGTACAGTATAGACGTGGATAAGTCTATCAAGTTCTCGCGTCGCATGCTCATCGCATGTGTGACTGGTATTGAATTTTTGAATAAAAAGTACAACCCCTTCGATATTCAACTCGAGGGTTGGTCGGAGAATGTTATGGAGAATCAGGATGATTACGACGAAGTGTTCGAGGAGCTGTATGTCAAGTACAGAACGAAGATGCATGTCGCGCCAGAGATCAAGCTTATCATGATGCTTGGTGGATCTGCGATGATGTTCCATCTCACGAACTCTATGTTCAAGCAGGTTATGCCTAATGTGAACGATGTCATGAAGCAGAACCCCGATCTCATGCAAAACATGATGAGTGCGGTGCAGAATACTATGGTAAACAACGGCCAAAAGCCCGCCACTCCCCCGGGTGAGCGCCACGAGATGCGCGGCCCGGGACTCGACATTTCGAGTCTGATGGGTAATATCATGATGCCCCCGGGTCCTCCTATGAACACGACCCCTATTACTCCCGTCGCTCAGAAGGAATACATCCCCGAAGTGGAGGAGGATGACGATGACATCTCGGACATCGTTTCTGAAAAGGCTGCGGAAGATGGGGAGGACGACGTGAAGGAAGTTAAGCTCCCTCCAGCAAAGGCCAGGAAAGGAGGACGAAAGAAGAAGGTAGAAATTAATTTGTAAACCTATATAAATGGTAGCCTACAGCCCGATCGATTTCGATGATCCGATCGAGGTGCCAGTTCCCAGAAAGAAGGAAATTGTAGTCGATGCACCTCGCATAGTAGAAAAAGTTCCCATAAAGCCGGAACCGGAAGAACCGGTCACCGATGAAGATACCGAGTGTAATTTCCTCGTATTCTTCTTTATCGTCGGTGTCGTCGCGTTAGCTGCGATGGATTCCGCGAAAAGGTAAGTATCATAAATGTACCACACGAAATACACTTTGTGTGTTAGATTTATAAGTAGACTACCATATTTACAAACTCTCCAATTGTACCACCCGTTCTAACAACCCTTGATACAATTGTTCCATAATGTGTACACGCTCGGTTAATTCCACGTTTTTCGCCTTTTCAGCGTCTAATGCACTCGATAATTCTTGTATCGCACCCACAGATGCGACAGATATAGCTTGCATATCCACCATCAGAGGGGTTTGAGTTAATTTCGTTTGTTGATAATGTACCTCACCTTCTTTCCAATAATCTTTTCGTTCATCATCTGGTACGAGTGTCCATTCAGCCTTTTCCTCATCCGAAAGTCTTTCGTATTGTACATCGACAATATAATCGGTAAGTACGGTTTCTGGTTCTCCCTTTACTAAATGACTTGTCACGGGGTCTGCGAGGAGTTCTTGGGCGATAAACCCGCTTTCGTAATACCAATCCTTAATAGGTCGAAGACTGAGTTCAGAGTCTATGTAATTAACCCTGTTAAAAGGCTCGGGTGCCTTGATATCTTCCCATTCCTCATCTGTAGGTATCCACGTTCCCACGGCACCCTCCGGAACTTCAGCTATCTTTTCATACCTTTTTGGCACGAGTTTATTAATGATAGTAAGATGATCTGTCAGTAAAGTTTCGTTATACTTGATACGATCATCCGAGTAAGGAGAATGACTGTGGAGCAAAGAATGACCATGATTGGTACCTGCATAATTGTGACTGTGACTGACAGATGCATAATTGTGACCTGTGTGCATCAGCAAACCAGCAATCACTGATCCGTTTGTGCTGGCGTATATTTTTGAACATACAACATTCCCGACCGTCTGGATCTGACCTGATGCCGAAATCAGCCCCGTGGCATTTATATACCCGTTCACATTCAAATAATTTGGCGCCATGTATGTGAAGCTAGTATTCCCGAAGCCACCGAAACCGGGTTGGTTAGGGCTGCCGAAACCAAAATAGGCTGTCTGGTTCGTCGTACCAAATTTAACCCCGTAATCATCTATTTTCAGTTGTCCAGCCGGAACGTTAACCTCAACACCCCCATCGACGCGTAAAACGTATCCAGAAGGCATCGCGCTAGTGGGCTGTACCCAATTTCCACTTTGTGCAGTCGACGGGCTCATGTTAATTCCTACTGCATTTCTCCACAGTGTTAAAGGTTGTGTCACAGGATACAACTCGTTCACGAAATTCAAAACGTCTTGATTATCATCCGTCATAAACATTTTAAATATACCCTGTTGACCGTTGGCAGCGTGGGCTTCGATTTGGTATCCCGATTGGTTCGTCACGCCAGCTGCAGACTGTTCGCTAAACACCTTTATGAATGTACTCGATTCACTCGGTTTTCTTGTTGCTATAATGTTACCCACGACGTGTAAACTTTCCTGAGGGAAATCTATGTTCACACCTACACGTTTTGTGAGGTTATCGACATAGAATACCGGTACTATACCTGGGTTATTTTGCGTAGTTAATTGACCGTCGGTTATATTTTGACCGACGTAGAGGTCATTTAAAATACGCAGGTCACCACCAGAAACTAATTTTTCGCTAGGAGAGCCATGTGCGTATAAATCATCACACGTTGGGTGTGCACACGCGATATCTCTATTCGTCGTGGGATCCGTCCACGAAGGAGACTCGAGGAATGGGTCATATGTTTCAAACGCGAAATTACCCATCTTTATACCTACAGCCGTCTCCGCATCCAAATAACTACCTATGCTAAACCTAGAATCACCCACCCAGTGTTGAATATTCTTATCGGGGGTATACACAGTCACGACACCCGAATCATTACCACCTATGTTATTTAATAGCTCACCAACTACAATACGTTCTCCGTCATTGGACCCGGCCACGGAAACACCAAACCCGAGAGGAGATGATGAGTCATAATCACTGGATGTCAGTGTCACAGACCCACCGGGATGCGACCCTACCGGTGACGTTGACGTGATATTATCTAATACCCATGACCCAGAAATGTAATTAAATATGTACACCACGCCACGGTTAGAAACCGCGTCGGGGTAATCGGGAGATCCCACGATTAAACGAGCACCTCCTCCGAGATCACCCGCCACCCCTGTCAAAGCTATTTGCCTTCTATTCCAAGGCACTCCGAGA